CCAGTACTACTGCGTGACTTCATACACTGGATTTGATACTTGCCACGCTCACGCATGGCTCTGCTGGTGAAAATACCAAACACATTATCTGCGGTATTGATCTTTGAGATACCACCCGAAATATGACTATGATCAAACTCGATTTCCTCCACCGCTGAACGATTCAGTTGCGATGCCGTCACAAACAGCACATTGAGTTCTTTGGCTAGATTGCGTAGTTCTTCACTCACATACTTGTCTTTGACAAACAGGTCATTGGGGCTGACCTTGGCACTGACTGGCATCAGCAGGTCTAAATAATCACACATGATAAAATCTACTCGTAATCCTGTTTGGACCTGCACTTCTTTGATATAACTGCGGATGTCATTGATGTTGCTCTGTGCTGGTAGGGCTTTGATACGATACTGTCCGGCTTTTTTAGATACTAATTTAACTTTAAGTTCAGTCTGATCAATGTCCTTGCGAATTTCTTTGGTACTCATACCGGCCAACATGGCATCAGTTCTAAGAGCACACAATTCTTCTGAAAGTTCTAAACTGATATACACTCCACTGAGTCCGGCCTGCAACCACGACAACGCTATGTTCATCATGACCAAACTTTTACCCGAACCAGATCCGCCGGCAAAGATATTGAGTTCACCGCGACTAAATCCACCATATAAAATCTTGTCCATCTGTGGCCAGCCTGTTGACACCTGTCCACCCGAGTTGAAGTACCGGTCAATACGCAATCTTGGATCTGCAAAATAATCTGTGCCCATGTCTTTGGTCAGGCTAATCTGTACCGCATCTTTGATCAATTTTTCTACCGGATCGTATTCACCTTTTTCCAACAGGTCTGCACTCTTTAAGATTGCTCGTTCTAGTTCTTGTCTGCGAGTGAAGCCCTCAAATTCATCCATGAACCATTCGAAGTGTCCTTCGTTTAGATCTGGAATGGCGTTGAGTTTGACACCTGTGCTGGCACTGATCTGTTCTACGGTAGGCAAGGTCTTGTGCTGGTCACTGTGTTCAGCGATAAACTCAGCCGCTGGTCTAAGACTGCGATCAAAGTTTTCAGGATTGTAAATGTTTTGAACGCGAACATAACTTTCTGCGTCCTGCAACATCATTTCTAAGAACAAGCGTTGGACATCAAGTCCGTAGTCTTTTAACAAGTTGTTTCTTCCTTAGTTCTATTTTAATCTTACTGGTTTCCCGGGACTGCATTATAATTAGCAAAGTTCCGAGCCTACCCATGCGAATCACAGCATCGTTTACATCTTTGACGCCAGCAGGCCACTCAGGCATGCTTACTGCCCAACCTAGCTCTACTGCACGATCTACCAGGCGCATTCCGGCTTCGTCCTGATCCGGAATCACGATGACTTCACGACCTAGACTGCGAATCAAGCGCACCTGGGCATCATTGATCTCTGCGTGTAGCACCGCTAGTCCGTTGACACTGAGTGCGTCAAACACACCTTCCATGACCAAGACTGATTGCCATGTATCACGTTGTAGGTCTGTGCCAAATACATAGCCTGGCTGTATGTCTTGGATATATCTGGGTGTGCGATCATCTAAGAATCTTGTGGTATGCCCTACCACTTGATTATCGTAGGTAAACGGAATCACAACGCCAGGTCTTGGCATGGTCTTGTACAAGAATGGATAGTCTAACGGTATCGATCTGTTATGCAAATATTCTACTGCCAGTTCCGTGAGTGGTTGTGTATCTGCGGGTAGGTCTCGATCTTCAAACTCAATACCTTGTAATTGGTCGCTGACTGCCTTTCTTTCACTAAGCAGGCCTTCGATGGATCGTTGTTTTAAACTTTCAAGATTGATGCGTTCAATTTCTTCTCTGGGCACATTCATCCACTCTAACAGCCGACGAGCTTTGAATGTCAGTGTACGGCCCAGAACAAAACTTGCAGTATAGCCGCAGTTGAAGCAGTGAAAACTGAAGCTACCGTCGGCGCTGGGTTTGATGCCACCACGTTGTCTTCGATCCTGTGTGTCGCCGCGATGGATGCAACAAGGTGCATTGAAGCTGATCCAGCCACTGGCAGTTTGTTTACGTTTTGCAGGAAGGAAAGAGATCACATCAATCATACTGTATTATAGCAGATTGATCAAGTAAGATCAATGATTTTTGGTGTTATCTATACAGGAGATCGACCACAAAACCTGTGCTGATCACAACTGCAGCCCCGGTCTGTTGTGGGTTGTTTGGGTATAGTCCGGCACCCATACCGGCATTGGGCAAGTACCAATATCCGGATCCACCATTGGTTACATCGATACCAACCACGCTACCACCGGATATGATGGCTTCGGCAGTGGCTCCTGCGCCATCACCAATGATGTCAATCTTGGGCGGAGCCAGGTAACCTGATCCACCATTGACCACATTTATGCCAGTGACCACACCGCCTTCGGTGACAGCATAGGCTATGGCCGGAATTCCCGGTTGATCTGGCACAGCAAATATGCTGTTGTTGAAACACATTCTGAGCAGGGGATACCAACCCACAATGTTCATGTGGATGGTTCCGGTATAGTTGTAGTAGGTAACACTTTCGGTCACATTGTAAAATATGCTTTGATAGTTTTCTGCGGCCTGTGCCTTGATGGTGCCAGTGTAACCCACCAGGGTCATCTGTACCGTGGTAACTGCATTGGCAGGTTCAATAAAACTGCTGTAAAATTCTGTGTTCAGGAAACTGTTCCAATAGTTGCCACCATTGGGATTGCCTGCCCAGTAAGGATTGGCTGGATACGATCCCCAGGCTGTGCCGTCAAACGATGCCTGAGCCGCCAGCTTGGTAGTGGGTATGGTCAAAGGTGCTGATGGCACATGCTGTGGTAATATTGAGTCTACGATGTTGCAAGGAGCACGAGCTCCGGCCTGTGCGTTGGTAAACACCGCTTCGGTCAAGCCACCGGGTTGTGTGCGTTGTATGCTATAATTGGCTGGCTGTGCCAAGACTTCCAGGAGATCTGCTGTGGACAAGGTAACTTTGGCACGTCCTGTGGCGGCATTCAGTATGACCATGGGCTTTTCAACCAAGATTCGATCGCCCTCGGTGCTGATGGCACGGAACAGGAATTGGCTTCCTGTGATGTTGACAGGTTTTTCTTGTTGATTAATAAACTCAAACAACAGCACATTATCAACACCTTTGTTTATGGTCAGTGGTTTTGCGTACACAGGATTATACCTATAAGTAAAAGTTTCACCATCGCCAGTATCTATCAATAATACTTGCGAGATCTGTTGATAAATGTAGGCTTGAGTTGAATACATCTTGTATTTAGCGCATTTAGATTTGCTCTAGAAAACGGTCTGGTAAATATCCGTAGATATGACAAACGATTTTTTTGAAAAATTAGCAGAAAAGTACCCATTTATAACCCTGTGTGTTTATGCCACGGTGGAATATGTGGGCATCATACAGAATCAAGATGACGCCATAACCACTATCTACGACTTTGGCGCTATCCAAGATGTCGAAGTCAAACGACGTTTTTTAGAACTGGCCAATGTTTGGTGGTGGGAATCAAATCGTAGTGTACCCATCAACATATTCCTCAAAAGTGACTGGGACGGATTCCGCCCTTACCTGCGTACTTTTACCAACAAAGATCTGGAAATTGTGCATGGCCCTGTGTGCAGTCTCAGTGAAATGGCCCGCAAAAAATCCAAACGCAAATCAATCACTCTTGTACGACGGGTTGATTGAGTAGATTCATGTGTAGTGAGACCAAGGCTGCGTAGCCAATGGCATGCGCATGTTTGAACACAAATCCTCGGCTATCATCGCCATCCCAAACTGATTCAAACACCTTGTCCCAAGTCTGATTTTGCAAATGTGCTTTGCCAGGCCTAATGATCGAAATAAATGCGGCCATCCTAGGCACACTATCCGGTCGCATGCTGTTGAGCAATTCAGTGTAGTTACCGATGTGTACCAATTGACTTGCCCACTCAGGATCGGTCCATAGTCGGCTCCAGGGTGGAGTTTGATCCAGCATCTGCTGATAGTGAGCAGGATCCTGGATCAACTGATATACCGTCATGTTGAGTAGGTCAATTTTGAAATAACCTAGTTGTTCCGCGGCTTCATAATCTATGGCCGCGCACTCGTTTACAGGATCCCAAGGTATGTCTGTGACATACACACCACTGTTGTGTCGGCGTACCTGACCCTGATGCAGTTGTCTGGCCGGAGTTGCCTTGATCAACTCCAACAGTTGATCTCTATTGGCCAAGTCGATGTCAATATCTGCGCTCATTACCAACCTGCTTTCTGTAAGATATCCTTGGCATACTCTTGATCTGCTGGATAGTCCTTGAATTTGCGCATCCAAAAGTCTGCGTCGATATAACTCCATATCATGGCCACTTGTGTGGCATCAAGTTCACTCAGGAACTTCTGTCCGGAATCACTGTTGTAAATGATCCAGGGACTGATACGACCTGCAGTCACAGCATAGACCATGGCATTGGTGTTGCCATAGCGTAGGCAATCTTCCGCTGGACTGCCTGTTTGTTCTGACCACGAAATTCCAAACTCCATGGCACGGGCCAGAGCATCATTGACGTTTTCCACACGCAGATAGTCGGTCAAGTATTCGGTATACACAGTATCTTTACACCAGTGATCAATCTTCTTATTTTGTTTCAGCACCCATTCGACGAACCTGGCAGGATTAACTGCACGAATATCCACACAGTAACGACCAAACTTTACGAAAGCTCTATAGTAAGGACTTTCACAAAAGTCGTCATGGGTCTTTAGACGTGCCGACCCTTGAGTAAGTTCATAGAACTTGAGATAAGCATTGAATCCAAGACGCACCCCTGCTTCGTCTTTTTCTTGACGTCGGCGACGCGGTTCACAACTATGCACCGCAAGGCTAGACTCTTTGATGAAGTCTTTCCGACAATACTGACAGGTATACTTCATTTCTTAACGTCTTGTCCTGAGGCTTTTAAGTAAGCGTCAATGTCTTTTTTGGTATTGATCTTGGCCATCAAGGCCAGCTCATCATCTTTGAGATGTGGATACAGTTCGGCCAATTGTTTTCGAATGCCCGTGGCACCAGCTTCTTTTTTCTTGGGAGCAATCCACTGATGTCGTTGTGTGCCCAGGCCCGGACTCACTGTGGTAGCACATAACCATTGTAATTTGGGGTGCCGATTTATGTCAAAAAAGTGTTTGTTGAGCCGCTCATTGGTAGCGATTAAATAAAACTCCTGTAACTCTCTACTGCCTTGCACACTCGATCCCCAGCGAATCATGAGATAGTTTGAGAATTTTTTGCGTTCTTCATCGGTGAGTTCGTTGTAGAACGCACGATTCTTACGATCAAATTCTGCCATCTCATTTTGAATACTGAGTTTATCCATTACCAAGCCCGATTATAGTTTACTACCTCACAGTTACGGCTGATATCCTTGACAAAGTACACACACTCGGGTTGCTTGCCTTCGCCGATGGGCACACACAACATCTGTCCGTTCTTTAGCTTGGGAGCATACCAAGTGACTTCTTGATAGACGTCAATGATTTCAATGTCTATAAAACTGGGACGGAAACTGCTGAGTGGATTAAACTGGAATGCCTTGAATCCACGATCGTTAATACTGGTCAACGGTAACACTTCCAGGTCGCCTAGGTCCGGTTCACCAATCAAGATCTGCCAATCCACCGGCATGCGTACACGATGATCCCCTATGCGTAGAACTAGTGCAGGTGCTGTAAAACTTTCCAGGAAGATCAAGGGAATATAGTGATAGTCTGGATCCTTGGGGTCGCTGTTGTCAAATATAGCAAAGCGCATGTCATCTACTTCTTCAGGCAGGTGATCCAATTCAAATGGTTGATTATCAAGGGTTAGTATTCTCATAAGTTTATTATAACATATTTTACTACAAGTGCAACCTTTATTTCCACTCTAGTTTTTCTTGTGTGAATGGATAGTTGGCTTCTTTATAGAAGGTTTTTCTTTTGGTTAAATGTCGTTTGGCAAATTTGCAGGTGCTGGTGATGTCCCAGATTTGCACATGATCTTTATCTTCAGCTTTTCGTATTCCTCGGCCGATCGATTGGATGACCCGGACAAAACTCTTACCAGGCTCCATAAGAACCAAATTGAAAATCCTAGGCAAATTAATACCAACAGCAGCAACACCGTAGGTAGCAACAATAATCTTCCCAGTGCTAGTTGCCACTTCGTCATATTCATCTTGTCGATCCTTTGCTTTGGTTGCACCACTGACAAACACGGCCTGATCACCCAGTAGGTCTACCAAGGCATGTCCTGCGGCCACACGATCTACCAAGACCAAGGTATTGCCTGTGGCATTGACCTGTGCTATCAGTCGTGCTATGGTTTTGAGTCGGCCGGGTTCTTCCAACAAGAACTTTAATTCGCTTTGATAGTTTGCGAATTCAGCATGGTCTACCAACTGTACCACGTTGACATGACATTGTGCTAGTACACCACGATCCTGTAGTTCGCTGGCACTGAGTTGATTGATCACCGGGCCAAGGCCGCACCTGAGTGCTTGGAATTCAAATGGTTCCTTGGGTATAGTTCCTGTGAGTCCCCAACGGATGGGTATACGACTCATGATACCAGTCAACAAGGTCTTTAATGCATCGGCCTTGGCCATGTGTACCTCGTCCACAATCACACATACTACATCTTCAAGAAACTCATGTATGGTGATATCACCTACACTATTTTTGGTATTCTTTAGTAAGACATTCAGGCTTTGCCAGGTACAGATGGTATGCTGTCGACCAAACTCCTTGCGGTCGCCAAAGAACACACCCACATCTTGTTGCATGTTGATGTAGTCTTTTTCTGTTTGTGTTACTAGGCTTTTATTGGGCACAATCACAATGGTGCGACCATAGGGTGCCACAGCATTGCTCAATGCGGCCGTGATCACAGTCTTGCCTGCTCCGGTGGCAATCTCCTGGATACATTGTGGATTCTCAAGAAAGTTGTTGATGATCTCCACTTGGTAGTCACGCAACTGCATGGGTTGGCCTGCCATGGGATGACCCGTGGGCCATAGTATGTGATCGAATGTTGATTCAGTTACCTGCTCAAAAGTAAAATTAACACCGTAGTCGCGCTGATCATCCAGCTCGATATCATAGTTGAACTTTTCTAGTATGGGAATAATCTCTGGTAGCAAGTTTACATAAGTGCTACCACCCAGCTGAAAGTATGAAACTTTTCCATCCCAACGACCGAGTCTGACTGCTGGCAAGTAGCGAGCACCCGGAACGTCGTACTTAAATGCCGTGACCAAAGCACGACGAGCATCCAGCTCAAGGCCTTCTATTTTGATATTGACTTCGTCTTTGATTATGATTCGAGCTGTTCGCATATGGATAGTGTAACATACTTAGCTGACAAAAGTCAAAAAAACAGGTATCTTTTTAGAGATACCTGTCGAAAATGGGTAGTTTGCACTACCCAGGAGCTACCGTTACTTACCGGGTCGTTTACCCGATTAAGAATTTTTCATACAAGTTGTTGTAGCCAGGGCCTTCCAATTGTCTGCTGACACCTTGGTCAAGTCCGCAATCTTCAAGGCCATACGCAGGCTCATTTCACGTAGTCGATTTTGGTTGGATTCCATAAACCCAATGATCTCGTCACCTTGTTCCGGGGTAAAATCGTAGTCGGCAAACAGTTCACCTTTTTTGTAGATCTGCTTGATACGCAAGAAACGATCACGCATGGTGTTGAGTGTAAGATCTAGGAAGTGACAACGACTCTGTAAGGCTTCCAAATGGTCCTGTAACTTCTTGCTCTTAAGGTTTTGGAACTGCAAGTTGGTGATGAAGATGCACGAACCTTTGAAGTCAAACATGTCTGGAACGCCTTCACGACGCAACATGGCTGAGTCACTGTTCCAGTAGATTCTACGCTTCTTACCAGAGTCAAGAGCGGCCTTGAGAATGTTCAAGCTCAGGTCATCTTGGAACACAGAGTCACAGTCGTCAAAGACCAAGACGTTGTTCTTGTCTGAATGTTTGTATAGAGTGCAGTAGAGACCAATCGGAGTCATGGCGCCTTTGATCACTTCGTACTTGACACGACGACCGCTCAACTTGTCAAACAAGCCCGAATGCTCCAACTGCTTTTCTACACCATAACTCTTGCCTACACCAGGAGGGCCAACCACGATCATAGCACGGACGTCGCCGGCGATTGTGGCCTTGGTCATTTGGTCAAGGATGTCAAAGCGTTCACCAATACGAGCCATGACTTCTTCATCAGATTCTACTGGTGCCTTGTTATGAATATGCACCTGCGGATGGGCGATGGGTGCTACGAACTCACCTACAGGAACTGATTCTGCGGTAAATTCTATGTCCTCGATTGAGTTCACATTGATGCGAACTACTTCAGGTAAGTCTGGGCCAAAATAGCCTTCGGCATTTACAGTCACATAGCCTCCTTTGGCTCCTGTTTGGTAACCTTTTACTAAGGAAAAGGTCACATTGTTTACGGGTTGATTACGGTATGTTCCGTTTTTAACGATTACTGTGCTCAAGGTTAGCTCCTTAATTTATTGTTGATAATACTATTATACGGTATCGGGTATTTCTGGTCAACCGGCTTAAACCCCGCAAGCAGATAGGAAGCGAGCCTGGTCAAATCTAGGATTAGTGGTCTGTGCTACCCGGCAAAATGCTTCGGCTGTAATACGAGCTGACGTACGATCAGGCATTTGGGCGATTTCTTTTGCCATTGCGATAAAATGTTTTTTTGTCATTTACGGCTCCTCGGTTAAACTAACTTCATTTTTTTGGACCAGCTATCAGATTTAGCTTGAACTTCCAGACCTAAAATTTCCAGGACATCAAACCACTCTACTTTAGATTTGTCAGCAATATTAATCAGGGCCACAACATCTATAGGACGCAAACCCCACGATTTGCGAATTTTACGGGCAAGGTCTTTAACCTTTTTTTCCTGTTGTTTTGTTATTGTGTAGTCTGTCATAACCTGCTCCTAATTTCTAACTATATGTAATATTATA